TGAAACTTTCACTATCTCTTTTTTTCTCATCATTCACACCTCAATCTCTTCTTTTTATGTAAGCTTTTAAGTCTTTTATCATTAAATCTAATAACTCTAGCTTACCTTGAAGCTTAAGTATCTTATCTTGTTGCTTCCTTATTTCTTCTATTTTATCCATTATTATCACCTTGTTTTATTTTGCACAATAGTTTGTACACGTTTTACTCGTTTCTTGGAACGTTTTTTAGTACGCTTAAGTATATCTTCATTGTTCTTCTTACTATCGTACTTTTTGTAGTAAGGTACATGAATTACATTGAAGTGTCTACCATCAAACAATAATGCTTTATCTATATTTAAATTTAGTACAGCACTACCTAATTCATTTCCTTTGTATGATGTCACTATGTTCTTAAGTCTACTCCCATTAATGAAATCAGACAATGTACATTTCTTAAAGAAGATCATATCTAACTTAGCAGATATAAATTTCTTGTAATTCTCAGGTAATCCAGCTAAAATTAATATGTTATTGTTGTGATTGATTAATCTTAATGTTTTTTCTATCATCTTTCTTTTCTTTCTATTGTCTATGTCAAATAATGAAAAGAACTCATCTATAATGATGATACTATTCTTTATTTGTTCTAATTCTTCAACTGAGTATATCTTTTGTTCTTTAGCATTGATTCTACTCCTTAATCCATAGCTATACAAACTAAACTTAGATTCCTTACTTAATGTATTAATTATGTGGTAAAGCAAATTAGATTTACCTGCATTAACATTAGCACATATTCCAATGATCTTTGGTTTGTTAAATAGCTTTAAGATACTCATTTTAATCAACCTGTAACCATTCTTTAAAATCTTGTTCTAATTCTTTATTGTTTAGTTGATCTATTAGACTATATTCTAAATTACTATCTACAATAAAAGAATATAACTCATCTATCATTTTCTTATTCATTTAGTACACCTCAATTATTAAATGTTCAATTATCCCAATATTAAAATCTGTATTTTTATAAAGATAATTCTTTATTTTATGTAATTCTTCTTGTTGTTCTTTGTTCATTCTACTCACACCTCTTTTTTAATAATTTAAATAAGTCTTTTAAGTTTCCTTTCAATAGTTTGTAATGGTAACTATTACTTGTAGTTTTTCTTAATTCCAAACATTCTAAATCATGGAATATAACTTCTTTGTATTCTTTTAATACTTGTTTATCCATTTTATTCACACCTACTTAATTGTTTTTTTAACCAATTAATAAATTTAAATTGTATTTCTTTTCTTTCATAACCAGATAAACTTTTATATTGATCATGTAATTTATGAGGTACTCTAAAACTCAGTGGTTTATCTAATTTATTAAAATCATATAGTTTTTTATTCATTTAGTTCACCTTTTCCCATTCTTTTATTCCTCTTCGTAGTTATCTCTTAAATATTCAAATAGTATAAGTAAAGCATTATTAAACAATTCTTCAGTAGCTTTATACTGTGCTACCATTAAGATGTTTTCTGTTACTCCTTCCTTTACTACTTCTTCAAGATAATATATATTACCATTACTATGGTTTAACCATTCTGTTAAACCTGAATAATAAACATCTACTTCAGAGTCTACCCATTCGTGCATAACATCTTGAATTGATTCTCCTAATTCTTCAACATCTTCAAAATCATTATATTTTATTAGACCAATAACATCATACAATAAACTATTTAACCATTCGTAAGTGTAATCATCGAAGGGTGTTAATACTCCTTTTGCTTCACTACCAAATAACTTAAACATTTCATCAGAGTTAATAAACACAAGTCTTTCTTTCTCTGTACCTTGTACTTTAATTCTTTTGTATTCATTTAACCTTGTTAATTCTTTAATCATTTCTTCTTTCTTTATCATTCTTAACCACCATTCTTTTTTCTTATTAGTTCTTCTAGTTTAGTACTTCTCTCTATTGCTAAACTATAAGCTTCTTCTATTGTCTTAGCGTACACCTTTACCTTTCCACTATATAGACCTTTGGCATTGATACTTATTTCACAACTGTTGGGGTGTTCTATTTGTTGTTTATTTTCTTCCATTATTCATTAACTCCATAATCTTTTAGTATTTCTTTCTTACTACCTACTTCAAAATCATTCTGTTTTAAGAATTCTCTTATGTGCCTCATAGTAGTTGTTGACCAATATCCTAAAACATGAGCTTTTCCATCTTCAATATAAGCTACTTTAGTATTGTAACTAAATAAAGTGTATTTACTTCCTTCAATTTCTACTCTAGCTTTACCATAGAATGATGCCCTACTATCAAATCTTGTTTCTAATTCAAATGTGTTGTTTGTTTCCATCTTATCTGCCTCCATTGTTTGATAATTTATTGTATTGTAAAGCTAAATCATAGCTAATTAAATCTATTGTTGATTCACTAATTGATTTATTTAATTGTATTGTGTACATTTATTCCACCTCTTTCAAAAACTCTATTAATTCTTTTCTTGTCATATTGAAGCTTTCTTTTACCTCTCCTTAGTTCTTTTGTAATACTCAATATCTGTTATATTAATACACTCATCACATACTAAGACTTTACCCTGTGCTACTCCGTCTATAAATCTATAATCTTTTCTTGTTGCTTCTTTCTTCATACAACACTCACACATTATTTTAACCATTTATATCCCTCCAATCAATGTAGCTAATCCATAAAAGCATAATGAGCAAAAGATAATAAACAATCCTAATAACATCAATCCTATACACATAATTGTTTTTATTGTTTTATTCATTTTCTTTCACCACATCTATTCATTTTCTTAAATGATCTTAATTGTTTTATTTCATCTTCCATTGTAATCACTTCCTCATTTCATTTGGTATACATCTTTGTGTCATACCAACAACCTCATAATCTGTTCTTTTTGCTAATGCGTTTCTTAATTCTTTTACTAACTGTTGAGCAAAGTTAATCCTTCCGTATGTTTTTGTTTGTATCATCATTCATCACCTTGTTTCTTTGTGGTTGTTATAACCACATATAATATATTATAACGAGCTAGTTTATATAGTTTTATATACTAGAGGATATAGGTTATATAAAGGAGGTAGTATATAGGTATTGGTATTTATAAAGGTTGTATAATCATATATAGGATATTATAGATACTAGTTATCATATATAATATATAATATAGTATACGTCATCATAGAGTATGTTACAATAGATTATATTCCCTTGGGTAGCTATACCATCCAAGCAATACATACTCTTGATGTATACATATTGTATGGTAATGATATTATTGAATTGAATTATAATGTGATATGATATATGATATGATTTCTTATAGTGTTTATATTATATATTGAATTTTTAATTGTGTTATTAAATAGAATATATACGAAGTATATATTCTATTATAACTCTATGTATATTCTATTTATATTCTATGGTCACCATTATGGTGATATATAATAGATCACTACATATAGTGATATAGTATAGGTCATGTATACTATAGCATGTCGGGATAATACCGAATACATAGTGGGACATATATGTCATAGTTATAAAAAAATAATAATAAGCATACACTACTTGGAAGTAGAAGTTTTTGTTATTTGTATTATAAGGACAGGTAACTCTACAATATCTATACTAAAAAGGTCACTCTTAATTTTCTATAAAATCTGTAATATTTTTCTTGGGTAAAAATTTCTCAGAGATAAACAGTTATAAATTATTTCCTAACTACTATTTTCTCTATTCTATATACTATAATATGTTATAAATGATTAGTAGAGAATATAAATCTTTATAAAGGATGGATGTTTACTTAGATTAAAGAGGTAAAAAAGATGATATATGAAATGATAATTATGATGTGTGCAGGATTAGGGTTAGGATCGAATATTTGTAGTGTAGTTCGTAAAAAAGATAATTTTTTTAACATAGTTTATTCAATATTATTCCTAGCAATAATGATAATGATGGTATGCAATTGAGACATTCGCTAAAGACCACTTGCACGGAGTTCCAAGTCGGGATACGACACCGAAGGGATTGTAAGTAAAACAACCAAACTCTCGCATCGGAGCATTTAGTTGATTCGCATACGATTTGGTTGGGTCGGCGAGAATGTTTAAAATTAGGAGGAGAAAATGAATAGATTAAAGTTTATGGCTAGTTTGACTGAAGGAGATACTTTAGTTGATATAGGGAGTTATTACCCAAATAAGTATTTGAGAGGGAAAGACGTAATTGGTATAGATCTTAAATTCCCAGAAGAACTTTGTGAATCTTACACTGGTTATAAGATATTGGATTTGAATAAACATAAGTTAAAGTTTAAAAAAGAGTCAGTAGATACAGTGGTAATGGGGAATGTATTAGAACATGTAGAGAATCCATCGGACGTTTTAAGGCAAATAAATAAGATGTTAAAGAAAGATGGTAAGTTGGTGTTGTCTATACCTAATGCTACTTTTTGGTGGGCAATAGTTCATAATATATTATATAAATTCATAAGGGATCAAGATGTAGGTGTACATTTAAACAGTTGGGGTAAATTAGATCTGATAAGATTGTTGAAGGTTAATGGGTTTGAAGTTGAGAATGTGTATGGGGCAAACCTTTGTTTTCCTTTTTGCCCTAGTTGGTTAAATATTGGTGTTTATTTTTTTCATACATTAGCATTTGAGTTGGTGTATGAAGCTAAGAAAGTTAGTGAGGTATAAAAATGGAGAGGGATTACAAAGAAGGACAGGAGTTTACTACAATTAGGGTAGCTGTTGGTTTTATTAAGTTTCTAGATGAAAAGAAGAGACAGTACAGGAGAGAGACCCATGAGGATATATTGTGGAGACTAACTGGTTATGAAGATGAAGCTAGAGAGAAAGACTTAGGTGGTAGTAATGAGAGAGATTAAGTTTGGAGCATTCGATAAAAAGGATAGTGGGTGGTTATGTAGGTGTTTATCAATAACAGATTTAATTTTTCGAGATATTTTGGAGAAATATGCTGCGGAAATAATTTTAGGAGATGTTATTTTAGTACAGTTCACTGGATTACTTGATAAACATGGTAAGGAGATCTATGAGGGAGATATTTTAGCAACAAGGCGTGGATTAGAACCTGTTTTTTTTGATCAAAGTTGTTTTAGAATTGGAACAGAACATAATCATTCTAATATAGATTCTGATTTATATGATACTTATAAAACTAGAGAATGTGTTGTTGGGAATATATATGAGAATCCGGAGTTATTGGAAGGTGATGAAAAATGATAAAAACGTTCTACCATAATTTAATGTTTGATTGGAAGATGAATCGTATTGATGCAAAAAAGAAGAAAGTATTAGAAAACTTAGATAAGGGCCTTCTTATTGCTAGAGAATGTAAGGAAGGTCAGCATAAAATAAATATGATAGTTATCCAAGCTAATAGGAAGTTAGCATTGTTACAATATGATGAGCTTATGGTAAAGAAGAAGCATAAGTCATGGATGGCATAAGATGGGTAAACCTCCATATATGGTTAAGAAGGAAATAGAGTATGATGTTAATTTCTTGAAGACAGCAGAATCAACAATTACTGAAGAAGAGAGACCGTACTACAAACAGCTGTTTAAAGTAATGGTTGAAAAATATTGTTTTATTAAACCTGCTGAATTGGTAATATTGGATAGGTGGTGTTATAACACAATACGTATGAGAAGAGTACAGAATTGGTTGCTTGAGAAAGGTGAGTTACAAACAATAACTTCTAAAGCAGGTGTTGAATATACAAATGTTAATGCTGCTGTTTATTATTTAAATTCTATACAAGCACAAATGAGAGCTGATGAAAAACAGATGTTGCTTACACCTAAAGAAGATCTTAAGAAAAGTAGTGGAATGGAACAAAAGGACTTTAGTAAGTTTATGGCAGATATAACTGAAGTTGATGCTGAATTTGAGGAGGTAGAGAAAGATGGAAAAGATGACACTTGAAGAATTTAGGGAATATGTTAAGGAAAACGATGTTAATATGCTTACACATGAGGAAATGCAGGATAAAGAATTTGAAGATAAGTTTACAATTGTTTGTAAAAAATGTGGAAGTATGAATATTGAATTTTTTGGAGAACTCGGTGTAGATTATGGGGAATATACAGGATATGCACCTGGAAATAATGGATTTAAATGTAAGAAATGCGGAAATGCAATTAATTGGTACCAATAGAAGATGGAAAGGATAAAACAGATTAAAGGACTTGAAGAGGGAAAAATTTATCATGTTGTAGTTGGTAATGAAGATAACCCAGCTTCAATGCAAGAAGTTAAGAATGTTGAAGAAATATTATGTGAACAATTACCAGAAATTAAATGGATTGTTACAACTCACCTAATTGAGATTAAGGGAGCTAAAGAAGAGGATAAAGAATGAAACCAGAACCATTGAAAGATAAAGTAGCGGGTAACATCACATGGGCTATAAAAAAAGATGATAAGGCACTTGATTATGATGTCTTGTATAGGGGAAAGGATATAGCTTCGGCTGTTGAATGGTTGAAAGATAAAATGTTTAGACATTTAATTGATGGATCTATGGAGACAAGAGATAATATATCTACTTACGATGCATATGAATTAATCGATGAAGCTTTTGAAGATGTGATACAGAATGAAAAAGAGACAGAAACAAAATCAGATGATTAGTGGCTAAAGATTCATTAATGAAAAGGCTAGCGGATAAATACGGGGCCGAATTAAAAAAGAAGTTATTAGATCCAGTTTTCTTTATTGAGAATGTTATTGGTGAAGAGGGAGAGCTATTAAAGTTAACTCCTTTCCAGAGAGAGTGGATAAGGTTAGCTGAGAAGTACAAGAGGATAAACCTACTTGCTTTTAGGAGTTCTGGTAAATCTGAAATTTTAATGGTCTGTTATCCAATATTCAAAGCATTTGTACAGTCTAGATCACAAACCTTAGTTGTTTCTGCTTCTCAACCACAATCTAGTGAGATACTGAAGAGGATAAGGGATAGGATCTTGTTTAATGAAGTATTACGGTCAGCTGTCCCTTCTAACAGGTCTTCTGCTTGGTCCAAGACAGAACTGGAGCTTAAGAATGGATCTAGGATTATTTCTAAGTCCATTACTTCTCAAATAGTTGGATACCACGTAGATCTTATTGTATGCGATGAAATAGGTTATTATAGGGAACACGGAGTCTATGAAACTGCTGTTCCTCCAATGGTGACTGCTAAAGACGGTACAATTCTCTGTGTGGGTACACCAACTTCTATGGTTGATCTTCCACATAAGTTAATGAAGAATAAAGCTTATACGAGTAAAATATATCCAGTTAAAACTAAGAATTCAAATTTATGGAAAGAGAGATACCCAGATAAGGACATGGCTGCTAAGAGAAGAGAATACGATAGTATAACATGGTCTAGAGAGTTTATGTGTAGACCTATCTCCTCTGAAGACCAGATCTTTCCTTATGATTTGATTGAGAAAACATTTGATTATGCAAGACCATTGGATTACCATTACGATAAAAGGTTTATTTACTATATGGGAATTGACTTTGCATTATCTGGTGCTACTGGTGCTGACTTTACTGTTTTTACTATACTAGAGAGAGATCCTAAAGACAATACACTTAGATTGAAGATGATGGAGAGATATAAAGGATTAGGGTATATGGCTCAGAAGAAGAGGATACAGCAGCTATATGAGATATTCCATCCAATCAAAACTATTGTTGATGAAGGTACATTCGGTAAGTCATTTCTCCAAGAGTTAAGAAGTGCTGGAATTGCTATGACAGGATATAAATTTACAAATCAAACTAAACAGGAACTTATTATGAATTTAAGGAATGCTTTTGAAACTGAAAAGCTTCTAATTAACAATTTACAATCTCATGTTAAAACAGTTAAGACAGTTAAAGATCTTGTTAAAGAACTTCTTAATTTTGGAGTGAAATTAACTAAGACAGGACAGATAGGTTTTGAAGGTTTAGGTGCTCATGATGATATGGTTATCTCATTTGCACTGGCTGTTTTTTGTGGTAGAAGTTTCACTAATTCTGCAACTAAATTTCATGTATTTCGGGGATCAGGTAGGAAAAGACATGCTATGAAGAAAAGTAACTCCGCATCAGTACTCATCACCAGAGTTTAAAAACCCCTCCGATAGGTTTAAATAAAATGGATGTCTATATAGATATCAGTATACTAGTATAAATAAGACTAAATTACTCTTGTTTTGGGAAACAGAGGTTAAATAATGCAGATAAACTTATTTGAAGCACATAATAAACCAGGAATTCTAGAATCAGGCAAGGCCCTCGTATCTAACCCCAATTCTGGACTTGGAAAAGTCGATAATGAGCCAGATAACACTTCTTTAGCCCAGATGTATGAGAATGCGTATCTAAACGTCCCCCTTATTGGTTCTTCAGTTGATGTTTTGACAGATCAGACAGTTCAGGAGTTTTTCTTTGAAGGACCTAACCAAAAAGCTATTACAAAATTTGCAGATAAACAGAATTTATGGTTGTTTTTTCACCGTACTTGTAAGATGATGTTGATCTTTGGTAATGCTTATGTTGAAGTTGTAAAAGAAGGGGAAGAGATAGAAAAACTTAAGATATTAGATTCTAAAAATATGGTTGTTGTTAGAGAAAATACTGGTAAAGTTATTGGTTATGTTCAAGATAATGGAACTACCAGTTTAGTATGGGGAACTGATGGGAATCCTAATTCTAAATCATTGGTAGTTGGTGCAGTTGATGATATTGTTCATTTTAAATATAATCTTTTAGGTTCTGATAAATACGGAACATCACTTATACATAGAAATCTTCCTAGTACAAATCAAAAGTTGGACATGGAGCAATATATGAGTACAGTTGTTGAGAGGTACATTGCTCCCATCATCCACGCTAAAGTGGGCACTGATGAAAATCCAGCTACAGCAACAGATATCACATCTGTTGAGAGTGCATTAGAGGACATAAGAAGAGATACCGAATATGTTACCTCTCACCTCGTAGATATGGAAGTACTCGGATTCAAAGGTAAAACTTTGGATTTCATCCCGTTATTTGATCATGTTGATAAGCAAATCATCACTGGTATGATGGTCACTGGTGTGCTCCTAGGAAGAGGTAAAGGAGTAGATGGAGCAGTAGCTGAAGTTCAATTAAGAGGACTTGGTAGAACTGTGAAATCCATACAACGTACACTTAAAACTGAGTTTGAAGATGAGATCATAGTTGGTCAAGGACTTGGTGATCCTGAAGATAAACTCATATGGGGTTCAGTTGAAGAACGAGAGAAGACAGTAGACATAGATTTAATCATGAATCTAAGTAAAGCTGGACTTATTACGAAGCAGAAAGCGAATGACCTTTTACCCCCAAAATTCAATGAGAAACTACCTGAAGATCTACCCCTAGATGAAGAAGGCAATGAGAAAGTTCAGCTGAACCCTAACGATCCTACAATGACAACCAAAGGAACTGGCAGTGCTGGTAGAATGAAGAAACAAGCTGTTAGAGTTCCAATGGATGATAAGAATGGAGTTAAGAAGAATCAACCCAAAGTAAAAAAAGAAGGGGTACCGAAATAATGGCTACCTTTAGATGCTCTGTTTGTAGACAACTTCATGTAGTGCAAAATCACTACGATCAACAAGATTACATATGTCCAAATGAATTATCTCAGAAAAGAGAATTCCAGGATTTAAGACCAAGTGATTTATTTTCCAGAAGAGCTTGGAATTTTAATGAATGGTCAACTAGAGAGGATTCATATAGGGATGTTACAGTATTCCCTAAGAGATGTGGCATACTTAAATCAGATAAAAATAGATATGCAGGTGGTACAGAATCGCACAACTACTAAAAGCTGTTGAGGAATGGTACCTAGAAAAGAATGAAGTGAATGAAGTAGAATATGAAAGATTAAACGTAAAATTTAATGAGGTAGAATAATATGGATCCTAAAAAAGAAGATATTCAGATAAAAGAAAACGTTGAATTATCATGGACAGAAAGTTTTAATATTACAGAATCAGGAAAAGATCAAAAAGGTAAATGGTTATCCATTGGCGGTGTTGCTCTTAAGCCTGGTGTGTCTAGGAATAAGCGTAACTGGACTATCGAACACATTGAGGAAAATGATGGTGCAGAAGTCTCTGTTTTTGTCGAACATGAAGCCACAGCTAGTAATGTCATCGGTAAAACAAAATTATTTAGAGAAAATGAATCGTTGAGACATGCTGGTAAGATAAGGAACACTGTCCAACATCCTGATGTTGTAGAGAAAGTAGAAGATGGATTATTAAGTGTTAGTGTTGGTGCATCAGCTAAAAAAGTAACAAGAAAAGCAACTAATGAAGGGTATCAATACAATATGGAAGGTGTAAACATTAGACATCTTGGAATTGTGGGAAGTCCAGGTGTTGAAAGTGCAAGTATTGAGTATGCTCTTGCAGAAAGCTTTAATCCTAAATCAGCAAGTAATGTTGATGATCAAAAGATAGATGAGACTAAAGAATTGAAAATTGAAAAGGAAATTGTGGAGGAATCTAAAATGGATGAAGAACAAATGAAAAAAATTCAAAGTGAAAATGATGAATTAAAAAAACAATTAGTCGAAATGGCTGAAAAAAGAAAAGAAGATTTAGTTGAATCTGTTATTGCTATTAATAAAGATTTAAATAAAAATGATTTAATGAAGGAATCAGAAGATACCTTAAAGATGAGAAAAGAATATGAAACAAAATTGAAAGAAAATGAAGAAGAAGAAAAACCAGCTGATGGTGAAGAAAAGAAAGAAGAACCTTCAGGAAATGCTGAAGTTAATAACGAAGAGCCAGAAAAAGAAAAAGAACCAGCAGACGAATCATTAAAAGGTTATATCCTTAATGAGAAATCTGGTGAATTTGTTATGAGTGAAGCAACTTATAAAAAATTTAACGAAGAAGTTAGAAAATACGAATAATAGAGGTGAAATAAATGGTACAAACTGAATTTTTATTAAGTGATATTGGTAGAACCTTCACCGCAGTAAACGACAGTGCAACTACAGCAATTAGAGCTGGAGACATTGTATTTGCAGCACAAGGTTCAACATCACAACTAGGTTCAACTGTAGCAAACTCTTTGACTGATTACGCATACAATGATGTTTCAGTTAAAGCATGTAGGCTAGTAGGAACCACAACTTTGACAAAAAGAGTTATAGGTGTAGCTATTACAGATGCAGCAGCAGCAAGTCAAGTTACTGTAGCAATGGAAGGGATTTTCTTATCTCCAGTAGATGCAACAGCAACTGTAATAACATCAGGACATCCAGTAAAAGCAGCAGATGCAACAACTTCTGGAGTAGATCCATTAGCACAAGATTACGGTACAACATCAACAGCCTTAGGAGCATTCTATAAAATCGGTAGAAGCTTAGTAGGAGCAAATTCCAGCAAGGATTACTTGTTATGGAAATTAACACTTTGAGGTGATAGAAAATGCCAAACACATTATTAACAACAGACGGAAAGGACTCATCTTCTACTACAGCAGGTAGCTCTACTGGCAGTTATTTGATTCCAAGAACCCTCTTTAGGGAATTAGTTTTAGCAGTACGTAAAAATCTAGTTTTTAGAGCATTAGCAGCTAGAGTAATTGGACCAGCAAGTATTCCAGGTTCAAGTATTGATATTCCACTGCAAACACCAAATAGTATGAGAACTTATAGGGTGGCTGAAGGAGCAGAAGTTCCATTAGACGTAGAGGAGTACAGCGGATTCAATCTTAAACCAATTAAGTATGGTGTAAGAATTGGAATCACAAGAGAAATGATTGAAGATTCAGTAGTAGATGTTATGGCTATGAATATGGCTACAGCAGGTTATGAATTAGCAGATAACGAAGAAGCTTTAATTGTAGCAACACTTGATACAGGATCTGGTCAAACAGGTGGAACAAGAGTAGCTAATAGTAATGCAACTCTACCAATTAGTGACATTACAGCAGCTATGAGAGGTATCGAAGAAGAAAACTTTACACCAACTGACATGGTCATTGGAGTTGAAGTAGCAGATGATATTAGAAATATAGATTCCTTTTTGGAAGCTGATAAATCTGGAGTCAACAATCCTTCTAGAAGTATGATTGGAACTATCTTCAATATGAGAATTCATGTGTCTAACAACGTAACAGCAACATATGCTTATGTACTTGATAGAACAGCAGCTTTCTTAATTGCAGAGAAAAGAGCAGTCACAATGGAAAGATACTTTGATGCAGCAAGAGATACAAATTTTGCAGTAGCAACTCAAAGATTCGCAACTAGGTATTTAAGACCAGGTGCAATCTCTAGAATAGTAACTACATAAGTTAGTTATTATTTTATTTTTTTATTTTTTTTAATAAACCGAGGTGAATAAATATGGTTTTAGGATTACGTACAGCAAGGAAAGGTGCAGTTGATGGAATTCAACCAAATACTCAACTTAATACTCAAGCAGCAGCAGTAACAGCAGTAGCATATACAGCAACAGGTGCAATAGCAGAAGCAGATACAGTCGTTGATTTAAATCATTCTTCTGTTAAAATAGAAGCAACCATTGCAGCACCAAGACCTGGTAGGTTAATGGTTATAACTCAAATTGATACAGGTACAGCAGCACATACTGTTACACTTACTCAAGGAACATTTGATGGTACAAATAACACTGCAACTTTTAATGCACAGTATGAAGCATTAGTTTTATTGGGGATAAGTGACAAAAGATTCTTGATACTAAAGAATTATGGTTCAGTAGCATTAAGTGCAGTCTAAGGTGATTTAAATGGATGAATTAAAAGAAGCACAAGCAGAGTATGAAGCTTGGAAGGGTATTAATCCTTATTTAGCTAAAGCAGCTAAGAGGAAGATGAAACTTCTAATGAAACAGGAGAAGGAAGAAGTAAAAGAAGATAAACCTGTTAAGAAGAAGGTAGTACTCAAAAAAAAACGAGTTTCAAAGAAAAAATAATAAATTTTT